CATCGGACGTAAATACTTTTGGTCCAAACGTAAACCTAGAGGTGGTAAGAGAAGGGTTACGTCTGAGAGTGACTGGAAAAAGTACTACGGAAGCTCTGACGAACTTAAGGCAGATAGAAAACTACTTGGGAACGAGTTATTCAAGAGAGAAATCTTATCCACCCATCCCACCAAAGGAAAGGTAAATTACGAGGAAACAAAACAATTGTTTCTTAATAATGTCTTGCAAGAGACTTTGGATGATGGAACACCAGCATACTATAACAGTAACATACTAGGACGCTACTACAGAAAGGATTATGCCTAAAATTGATGCACGATTTATAAAAAAGGAGACTCCAATCTTTACTACTATAATTGATGATTATGAATCAATCAATAAGCATGTAAAGATGCACATACTCACCATGAAAAAGCAAAATCCTCAAGGGGTTGAGAGTAATGTTAGAGCATGGAGAAGTCATTGGTTCACTCACAAGATAACAAAAGCATTTGATCCTCTAGTAGATATAATGACTTCAGCTTGTGATTATGTTAGTGAGCATTATTATAATGATAAGGAAGCTAAGGTTGAGCCCTTTAACTTTTGGGTGATGGACTACTTAGATGGTGATCAAGCTGTGCATCACAATCATTGGCCTTCTCTTTACTCAGTTGTTTATTTTGTTGATGTTGAAAAAGGATGTGCACCCTTAATTGTTGAGGATGAGGTTATACAACCTGAGAATGGTATGTTAGTTGTATTTCCTGGAAATCTAGATCATGAAGTACCACCTACTAAAGGTAGAAGGATTGGTGCTGCTGGTAATTTTCATTTAATACCAGTTGATATATATGCAAACCCTCCAGAACCAGAAGGGGCAGAAGGGAATGGACCTAAAAAAGTTTATCATCCTTCAATATATACCGAGGATAAATTTAGAAGCGAAGGTTTTCAAAGAAAAGTAGCTGCTGCTGAGAAACAGAAACCCACAGGATTTAAGCCATGATTAACCTTGACGAAAAGTTCCATAATTATCTGGAACATGGAGGTAAAACCTTCAGAATTGATGGTGTTAATGAGATCCTTAAGGGTTACGGATACCATTGTGATGGAAACGACATAGTAGGGTACTACGTAACGACAACTAACTATAAATTGTACTATAATCTGAATGAACAATTCCTACGAATGGAAGCTTTAAACGAATGAAGTACTTATTTACAGCAATTCTAGCATTTTTCTTTGCCCTACCTGTATGGGCAGTTGAAGTACAGATGGGTTACAATGGTAATCTAGTCTTTGAACCAAATGAAGTTACGGTTAATGCAGGTGATACAGTTACCTTTGTTAATAATGCATTACCACCTCATAATATCATTGTAGATGGTAGAGCAGATCTATCAAGAGAGTCATTGATGTTCAGTCCTGGAGAGACACAGGAAATCACCTTTGCTGATGCAGGAGACTTTAATTTTAAGTGTGCTCCTCATGAAGGAGCTGGTATGAAGGGTGTAATTCATGTTAAATAACAATAGTTATTAGGAACATATGCTATCAACACAATACCGTTTGAGACTAACAGCAATCTGTAAAGACATAGGTGCTGGAGTTGAGGTTAGTCTAGAAGATATGATCTGGGCAGAGAAATTAGCAAAAGCAAACACCGCAGCAAGAGGTATGTTAAACACTGCTAGAAGAATCAGTACTGACCCTACTGATTCTTTTCTGAATGAGTTGAACATAGGAGACCCCGATTCAACTCATCACGTAAGGGGTTTCGGATCTCCCGAAGATGTGGTAGAATGGTTCCATAACGAGAGGTCTGATGACTGGAGACAAAGAGATTAACTTACAATGAAATTATTTTTAGATACAGCAATAACGGATGAAGTCCGTAAACATTTTAAGACTGGTTTAATTGATGGTTTAACTACTAACCCATCATTGATCAGAAAGAGTGGTAGAAACCACGAAGAAGTCTACCAAGAGATCAAAGAGATTGGTCTTACCGACATCAGTATGGAAGTCATTGGTAGCAAAGAGAACATGGTCTCTGAAGGCAAGAGACTAGCCAAGAAATTTCCTAAATGTGCTACTATTAAAGTACCTTGCACACCAGATGGATTGATGGCTTGTAAGGAACTTGCTGAGAATAATATAAGAGTCAATGTTACCCTTATATTCTCACCATCACAGGCAATTCTTGCTGCTAAAGCAGGTGCTGCATACGTTTCACCGTTTGTAGGTCGTGTGGATGATAATTCCTTCGGTGGATTGTGTCTTATTAAAGACATTGCTAATGTATTTGAGAAGCAATCATGGGATTCTACACAAATATTAGCCGCATCTATTAGAGGTGTGAGAGATGTAGGTAGAGCATTTGAATATGGTGCTCACATCTGTACTATACCAGTCAAAGTCTTTGAAGGAATGTACAAACATATCCTTACAGATAAGGGGTTGGATATCTTTGATAAGGATTATGCTGCCTCTATTGAGGGTCAAGCTATCCTAAATAGTCCGTAATAAAGACCAACTAGGAATGATCTTTACCATATATTCAAAGCCTGGATGCTCATACTGTCAGAAGTTTAAGGCAGTATGTGAGCTTTCAAAGTTAGAACATGTTGTGTATGAGTTAGACACTGACTTTACATCAAAACAATTCTATGAGACCTTTGGAGAAGGTGCTACCTTCCCACAAGTACAGTTAGATAAGAATGAGGAAAGAGTTCATCTTGGTGGATGTAAGGACTCTATTACATACATGAAAAACAATGAGATTTGCTGCTTAGTATGATTGAAATTACACATGCAGAATTTGAAAGAGATTACGATAACTACTTAACAAAAATTGAAGAAGGACAACAGTTTCTAATTAGACTACCTAGTGGTCGTGTGATTGCTGCTGTACCTCAGTCTGCTGTTGGTAGCTCTGAGTACATACATCCTTGGGATAAATATAATGAATCTGTGGAAGAACTACAAGAAAACGCTGGATGATATATTCCCTGAGTTCAAGTTTGAATCTCGGTGGTGTAACTGGTGCAATAAAGATGATCTGAACATGACGGCAGATAATTATACTGCACCACATTTTATCAAGTCTAGACAGGTGGATATCAGGAGTGATAAGACTGATATCTATAACAATGTAATGTATCCTAAGACAGGACATAATCTTCCTTGCTTTGGGATGGATCTCATGGGGTTCTTTCACAAGAAAGTTATCATCGTATTCGATTTCCAGCATCCAGTAGAGAATTATGTACTAAACGTACCCCCTCTACCTAAAGCTGATAAGACTTATAGATTCTTCGAGATGGGTAACCACTTCTCGGAGAATATTTTTGTGCGATATTGTAACATGGATGAGGTTGATACATATGTACCAACATTCAGGTACTATCTGACCCTCTACAGAGAGATGATAGACAAGGCACAACCTACTGGTGAGGACACCACACAGTATAAAGATTTCGATGCATATATGAAGAGGTTAGATCCTATATTAGGATACCTTAGTAACCATTTTGGTAAAGAGAATGCTAATAGAATGATGGATGAGTACTTTTTCCCTTACGCACAATGAAAACAGAAGAAGTAATGGGACATCCACTATGGATGCTACCAGTCATGTTACTATCAGTACTATTACTGATAGAAGGTCTTCACACCTCTGCTCACTTACATCAAGAGATTGATGTACATGGTATCTGTAGGCAGAATAAGGAGTATATTGAGAGTAAAGAGGACAGTTACTAAACTGACACAGTGGTGGACATACTGCCCATCTATATGCTATACTACTTGTAGTTATTAAAAGACCAGTGTTCATTTACAAGCTTTTAGAGTTCGCTGAAGCAGCAATGATTGCCTCAACACTCTCTGTGGGTTTGGTGGCTACTGGTACTGCTGCTATTAAGGGCACAGAACCACCAGACTTTAGTACATTTGTGGTTGCAATTCAACCACCATATGAGTCTGATGATAAGAGAATATATCCTGAGATCTTAGATGAAAAAACTGATACGGAGATACCTAACATTAGTTAGTAAGGTAGAAGAGAGGCACTATTGGCCTCTCTTTATCTTTCTTTCCTTGTACTTTGTAGTACCATACAGTGAGTTTGTAATCACTGCTCTGATTATATACTACTTTAGAGGAGGAGAGAAGCTTGTAAAGAGAGTGATAAAGTCTATCACTTCAAGACTTCCTGAGTGGGTGACCGTAGGTGGGTCTGTTATCTTCTTCCTTGTGATGCTAGATGATACACTCATGTACTTGTCTGTACTTGCTATTGCATACTACAGC